GCAGATTCATTATCTGATAACATCGTTCCACCTAATGTGATGTATCCAATTATATTTTTATCATCATCTTCCAACAAATGAGTCATCGAAGATGCTAATCCGTTTAAGAACCCACTACTCAACGCATCTCTAAAGTTCTGTAATCTACAATACTCAGGATGAAATACTTTTACATAGTAACCTTCACCTGCGTAAACTGCTCTTCCTTGATTAACACCATCTGCAATTCTATTGTACTTATCCTTTACTAATGTGAGAGATTCCAAATCTAACTCTTTTACGTTTATACGAGGTCTAAATTCTGGTAATCCCCATTTGTATGTTATCTTATCAAATGGAAATCCTAAATTAGAATTTCTATCAAAGAATCGTTTAATACCTTCAAAATCTTTCTTATCTCTATCCGAACTCATATTCTTTCTTGCGAAGTAGAAACGAGGTTCTAAAAACTTATACCCATCAATAGTGATACAGAAGTTTTCTAAAATATCATCATCGCCATTTGCACCAAAGTAATCAAACTTTGTTAAGTTTTCTGCAAACACATCAATACCTTGTGGGAATGATATGTTTTGGTTTCTTAATTTAGATGAAATGATTATATCTAAATCATCATTATCTCTAATCCCCATAACGGATAAAATTGAACTTTGACATAAACAATAATCATCTCTATCAATCCCCATCTCATCTAACTTAGATAAATGTTTAAGTTTGGATGTTGGTTTTTCTGTTCTGATTTTATTATCATTAATCCAAGGTTTATCAAATATTTTCTCTGTTTCCATATAAAATGGAATGTAATCCTCACCTCTGATTAACCTACCAATCATTGCATATGCTCTATGGTAACTATGTTTTATGAACCCATTATCAAATTCTACAGGATTATTTTGTAAGTAATCATCTATTTCTCCATCACTCATAGGAAGTAACGAACTGTAATATTCTTCACTCATTTCATTCCAACCCAAATCATGATGATTTGCAACATTGTGTTTAAATCCTGCAATCATACAATTCCAATATTGCCAGTTCTCAGGTATCAACTGAGGTGGTGTATTGGATTTCCAATACTTAACAATATCCTTTACATATTTTAATTTACCATTTAGATTCAGTATTTGTTTACTGATTCCACCATTGGCAACTTCCATATTTAAGAAATAATCTAAACTAATCGGTGAATACATAACTATACTTTTTTACTAATATACAAAAACTTTTTGAATTATCCAAATTAAACTTCCTCAAAATAAGTATCATCTACTTTTACTTCACTTAAAATATCATTCATCCAAAAACAAGCTATCAACGGAGTTGTACCTATGTTTTTTAAATTATGAGTGTAATATACAGGTGTGTCAAATACAACCCCATCTTCACCATTAATACTATAAACTTTAACATCATCTGTACCAACTTTCCTCATACTTACTAATGCTCTACCTTCTAAGATACAAAATCTTTCAATACGTTTTGTATGAAAGTGATTACCCCTAACGTGTTTTATATCAGGTTTTGTAGTTGAATAAAATATCTGTCCTTTTATTTTTGATACTACTAACTCTGATAGTTTACCTCTATTATCTTCGTTTAATTTTATAGGGAACAATCTACAATCATTATCGATATAAGACCTGAATGTATTAAATAGATTTAAATCAAAATCACAATCAATGTATGGTATTTTGTTTTGTGTTAAATACTCATCTTTCCAACGATTAAGTTTATGGTAAATTGATTCTACTGTAGTTGTATCAGTATATTTAATCTCATCTCTTTTTCCATTTATCACTTCTAATAATTGGATACATAAATCTTCAACATATAATAAGTTTACACTATCTGTACTATATGTTACATCTTTGCCTTTTAGTATTTTATCACAAAAGGTTGCTATAAATGAGTTATAGTTTGGTTTACAGAATGGGCCAAAAATGTTTGGTAATTTTACTGATTTAAAATCATTACATCTTTCTTTAAACATTGTAATATTATCTCGTCTCCATTTACCATATACATTATCTTCATCTTCATGAATTGATGAGGTATATATAATTTTTGGTTTATGATTTACATCATCTAATTTATCCAATAAACTTCTGGCAGATTCTCTATTATCACTATAGAGTTGAGTTTTATCACCTCTGTTACGTTCTCTCATATGAACTATAACATCACATTGAATTAACTCATGCCCATTAGGTTCTTTTGATAATCTAATTACATCAACATCTGATTTATAATTTAAATAAGCCCATAGGTGATAACCCACAAACCCAATTCCATTTATTCCTACTACCATACTTTATTTCTTTTTAAAAATTCCTCTGTATCTTTTGTTAAATGTAATCCTGAGTTAAATGGTTTATGTTCATAACTTTCATTTGTTCTCTCATATCCAATTAGATAATAATCATCAAATTCTTCAGTTCTTTGAAACTCAATCTCACTAATCATATCTTCATGTAACTTTTCACCATCTTTAATCGGTACTTTATGAAACTCAATATCTTCTTTACCAAGTGATTTTGCGATTGCCTTAGCTAAATCAATTATCTTTAATGATTCTATTTTAGGAATAGCAATCTTACCATGTGAATCTTTATGGAAATACGCCCATTCAATCAAATCAATCGCTTGGTCTAATGTTAGTAAGAATCTAGTCATACCAAAATCTGTAATTGGTAACGATGTAACTCCATCTTTAATCTTCTTTTGAAATACAGGTATAATTGAACCTGTTGAGTTTAATACATTACCATATCTTGCCATCACAACCTTAATATCAGATTGTTGTTTTGCAAAGTTAACATATAGTTGTTCAGCTATCGCCTTTGACATCCCATATACATTTACAGGTTTACAAGCTTTATCAGTTGATATGAAAACCAATGTTTTGATTTTATGATTACATTCTTGTATTGCATCGATTAAGTTCTGATGTCCTATGATATTAGTTTGTACGGATTCGTAACTATTATCTTGACAAACCCACACCGTTTTAACTGCAGCTGTATTGATAACAACAGTTGGTTCAAACTCATATAAATTTCTTACCAATGATGGTTTATCTTTAACATCACCCAAACGATATGTAACATTCGGATACTTAACTCTCATTGCTTCTTGTTTATGTTCACTACGAGATAGTACCATAATTTCGTTATCATTGTAGTATCTATCGGTTAGTGTAGTTCCTAATGCACCTGTCCCACCTATTACTAATATTCTTTCGTTTTTCATATTTCTTCTATTCGTTTTGTTTTATCACAAATCAACAAATCATACGCTGGTTTTTCGCCAACACTTAAATAATGGTACTTACATCCCCAATTATCTAATTGTGATTTTGTTAATTCATAATAATCTATACCACTATACGAACCTCTTGCAGTCCAATATGTGATTTCGTTTCCATCATCATATAATTTGTTAATCTTTTCAATATGGTGCATTAGTGGAGTTGGTTCTTTATAACCTAATCTATCACCGAAGTGTACACATATTGTTTCATCTATATCTACAAATATTCTCATACTACTATTTCATTAAAGTATCTTACTACTGTTATCTCTTTTGGTTTATTTATGTAATTTGTTTTATTAAGTATTAACTCCATAAAGTTAACACCTGCCAATGTACTAAAATAAGTACCACCACCAAATCTTGGGTTTACCTCTATAAATTTGGGATATCCCGCTGAAGATTCTTTTAATTGAACACAAACAGGCCCTTTAATCTTTAGGTGTTTACATAATTCACCACATATTCTTTCTATATATTCATTTCGTATAACCTTACCTTTTACAGATATACCCGCCTTTACTTGTAATCGTTCTCTAACTACGGATACCAATGGTCTAGAATCCATATCACATAGCACATCTACGGTATATTCTTTACCTGGTAGGTATGATTGAAATATATAATCGAAGTATTTTCTTTTATTTTGTGGTACATCATAATATGAGTTGAAAACCTCAATACCTCTACTACCACTTCCCCTCATTGGTTTTGCTATAATTTTATGTTTCTCATCAAAATCAAAATCAAAATCATTTACATTTGTTGTTGTAAATGGTAATGGAAATAAATCTTTACATTCTTCATAGAATCTATCTTTATTTTGACAGATTTCTATAGTTTTTAAATCAGACATATATACTTTGATACCTAACGCTTCCAACCGTTCTTTGTGACCTGAAAAATGTATAATATCCATATCACCTGTTGGTAATATTAAATCTATCTTTTCTTTTTCAATTATTCCAGCAACCACTTCCCAATAATCTTTGTTATCTGATAACGGTACTACATAATTTGAATCCGATAAGAATCCACCAGCTGAAAGTGGGTCTGAATCAATAGTAATTATCCTACCTTTAAAATTAATATCTCTTAGAGATTTTATAACACCAATCGCCGCTGGCCCACCTGCACAACTTAAAAGTATATTTTTCATTTGTTCATATAGTTTATTCGTTCTACAAAATTACCACTTTTAAATGGGTCTTTTCTTGGTTTACCATCTAAATGTTTACCATGCAAAGGCCCGTAATTCTTATTACCTAAAACGTATGTATCTGAATATTTAGAACACCATAGAGTAGTTCCACTTTCGTTACCAACGTTTACTCTAGCATTATATCTAAGATACATTTGTTGTCTTAAACTTAATCTTTTTGGTTTTATATTGATTACATTCTTTATAAAACTTAGATTTGTTTCTTCTATTGGATTCTCACCATAGTACATCCAAGTCATATCACCGTATTCTTTAATCTTATCCACTAATAATTGTGTATCTGCAGTGTTACCATATGTGGATGATACACCAACGTACCCATATTCAGATAATTCATTTATAAATAACTTACCGTAATGTTGTTCTTCTTCTGAAAAGTATATATCAGGTGTAGTATCCAATAACTCACTATCTTTGAACTGCCAGAATCTCAACATCTGAGTAACTAGTGGTATCTCCGAATTCTTAACATCATAGATTCTATAATGGTCGTGAAATATTTCATCGGTAGATTCATCAATAAATTTATCCACATAGGGATTATTTTGAAATACATCGTAAGATACATTTGATGAATCATATACACCATATCCCCAAGTTTTCATCATATCACCAAATATTGATTTTAACATTTTAGAAGATGGTACATACACTTTACAGTTTGGATACTTTTCTTTTAGTAATCTTGGTAATGCTGATATGATACACCAATCACCAATACCATGACAAGTTCTCATAACAATAAACTCACCATCTTCTAAATAATCATCAGGTATATACATTGCGTTTGTTTTATCAAACCCAACTCTTTTTACATCACCTGCAAAAGATAATTTATTATTATGTATTCTATAAAATACCATATTATTGTTTCATTATATATTGATTTAACTCATTAGAAGTATCAACAGCTGTGGATATTTTACCTGAGAATACTGAATATTTACCTATTGATTCTTTCTTTACAATCGAAGGTCTAGCATCATCAAAATCTCTATTAGGTAAAACAGTTCTTACGGTGAACATTGAACCAATGTGTTCTACCTCATCAATTCCAAAGAAATGTTTTAGTGATTCTTTGAACAATGGAAATTTTGTTACAGATGGATTCTTAATAACACCTTTGTTTAAAAGTTTATTAAGTTCTCCACTAATTGCAGGATACCTACCAACATTTGTGGAATGTATTGCGTGTACAACATTTCCAATAACGTGATAATCCGTATCTGAATATGGGTCTATACAAGTGAATGGCCCATCCAAAACAACAATTCCTTTGTTTTTATATTTTGATGGTAATTTTACTACTGGTTTCTCACATACTTCAAATTGATATATATCATTACCATTAAACACTTCATTTAAATTTGAATATGTACAATTTACAACATAATCATAATTCCAATCATTGTTGTATGGAGTTCCTAATCTTAAATCTACATCAGAGTTATCTAAATATCTTTTACACGAATCATATAATTTACTAGGGTCAAACAAATGCTCAAAAACCTCATATAACTCTGCAACATTTGATGTAACTAAATCATTCTCAACTACTCTATAATGTAAATCACACTTATCCATAAAATTTATATACTCATCAGGTGATACCTTAGAACCCATTGAAGATATTGCGTAAAACTGTTGTCTCTTTCTATCTTTCATCTCACATTCATTAAATACATCTGTAAATGTGTTTGTTCCTTCCTTTGATGTTAATGCAGTTTCTATACTACGTGGATAATGATATCCCCTATGTAATCTGTACTGATTGATTGAACTTGCGTTCTGAAGTATATCATCATTCTTTTCAAATAAGGTTACATCTAAATTTTCACTTAGTTTAAGTGCTGATGTTATTCCAAATATACCTGCACCTACCACTGCAACTTTGGGTTTTAGTATTTTTAATCTATCTAATGTTTTATGAGTTTCTAATGTTAATTTATGATTCTCATCAAAATCTGCAGAACCACCAAATACATTATAAAACATAGTTTCTAATGGATTTAGATTTGTTTTAAAATCATATGTAACTCCACCCCACTCACACACTACAGTAAGAGTTTTTGATTTCTTATGATTAGTTCTATCATAGTTAAAGTGTACATTTCCGATGTTAAATGATTTTTGGTTTACTCTATTGTATTTAAAGTTAATCGTATCATCTAAATTAAAACCTAATGATATAGCGATATAGATATCATGATATGTTAATGCATTATATATGGTATCGTTGAATGAACCATATTTTTTCCAATCAAAATGTAATCCATTACCGTAATCTAAATTATCCTCACTTAATTGTTTAAAAGTTTCAGTATATTTAAAAACATCATCTATGTAAATCTTTACATTGTGTTTATTAGCTAATTCAATTAGTTGTTTAGAATGCTCGTAAGATAATGTCATTGGTTTTTCTACAAATACATTAACACCCTCTAATATGAATTGTTTACATAACTCATAATGAGAATTTGTAGATGTTGCGATAACAACCCAGTCGATATCATATGTAATATCCATATCTCTGGCAGTAAAAAATACAACATTGAACTTATCTTTTAAAGTTTTGTATATTTTTTTACCAAAGTAACCCTTACCAATAATTCCTACGTTTATCATAATGTATTGTAGTATTGGTTTTGTTTTTCTTGTCTTTTGATTTCTTTAGGATGATACAATGATAAATCCTCTTCAGTTGGTAGATGTGATATTCTTTTAAATCCATGTAGTATTTCATGTACTTTTTTCTCCCATCTAATATTATCTGATTTTCTATATAATCTATATTGATAATCAGGCCAATTAACCCAACCTTTATCATCTACGTTCCATCCCCATTTTTGGATATGCTCATCAGTCAATCCCTCAACTGTATTTACTCTTGGAACTAAGATAACATCTACATCATTACCTAATAGGATTTCATGTAAATTATCTATAAGTATCTCATTTGGAATCTCATCTGCATCGATTTGGAATATCCAATCACCATTACACAAATCTGTAAGTTTGTTTTTCCAATTAGCGAAGTGTCCATCGAACTCTCCTTTATGCCAACTGAATTCACCATTGATTGATTTTGCTCTTAGGAATTGTTCTATTGATTTAGAACCATTTTTNGAATCGTATAGAACTACGATTTCATCTTCATGTCTTTTATGTTCTAAAAGAAATGGTATGAGTTTTTGTATTTCTACAAACTCATTACAAACTGTAATTGCATAACTTATTTTCATTGAATTTATTTTTCTTCTCCAAAAATTCCTATGTAATCTAAAGCCTCTACAAAATCCTTATGTGGAAATCTTTTTTCAGTTGTCATATCCATTCTCCATTCATAAAATTCACCCTTTTTATTAGGGATGGGGTATTTTTCTTTATCTTCTTCTTTTATTTTAATAGCTTTTACGGCAGCCCACTCATAATTATCTTGAGAAGGTGTTTCATTTACTATACCATGTTCTTTAGCTACTGATGCGAATACCATTCCAGTTTGTGGTAGGTTTACAGTTTGGGGCATCCAAATTAATCCTTCATCGTCTTCACCTAGTAAAGCTTTATATAATTCAGGAAGTATTTCCATCTGTTCTTCAAAAAATTTCTCATCTTTTTTCATTATTGATGAGGTTTGAAAACCACAACCATAACATGAATATAATTTAATATTATTTACTTCTTGATAGTAACAAGCATCACCTTCACATCTATTACATTTAATTAATTTATCTGTTTCTACTCCCATAATTATACTTTTTTTAGTTTTTTAGGCATTTCAATTTTACCTATGTTTAAATCCATCTTTTTAGGTAATTTTGTTAAATTTTTAGAAAAAATGGTTTTTATTTGTTTTTTCATAACATCATATGAAAAATTCTTTCGTGAATGGAAACCTTGCTGTTTTGCATCTTTTAACCACTCATCATAAGCTTCCCAAACATTATTAAATGAGTATCCTATATCTGCTAATTCTGGGGCAAACCACTCTGCTTCTGGTAAAATCATATTTTTAACAACAGCTGATGGATGAACTTTATTCAACTTACCTTCTACAAAACTTACATTCTTTAAAAAATCAACATGGCCCGACCAATTTGTTGCTATTATAGGTTTATTAATCGCACTAAATTCTAATAATGGCCTCCCAAAACCTTCTCCTTTTGTTAAACTAACCATTGCCTTTATTTTTGGATGGTTGTATAATTCATTCATTTCAGGATCTGTAAAATTACCATGTAAGAGATAGATTTTAGGTAATATTTTAGCGTCAGTAATTGAATCTCTTATAATTTTAATTCTTCTAAGTATTTCTGACCTATCCATAATACTGCCATTTACTATACAGCATTTTAAAATTAAAGCTGGTGAATGTTTTTTATTTTTAAATAATTCATAAAAAGCCTTAACGGTTAATCCTATATTTTTTCTATCTTCACCCATTTCACCCTGCATCCAATGTCCTACTGATATGTAAGCAAATTTCTCTGGGATAGAATCTAGGTGATTGTATAATTCTTTATTTTTGAACTTTTTAATAGGTTTATAAACATCTAAATTTAGACCCTCAATTAATACCTCAATTGGTTTAGATAATTCTATTAAATCTTTTTCATCTCCATTTCTATAAAAAGTTGAATTTTTAAAAACATTTTTTGAATGTGTTGACGAGGTTAAAATTAAATCCATTCTATTACAACCCTCAATCCAACTTCCATCAACTATAGTAGTTTCCATACCAGCTGTTAAACCAATATTATATTTCCCTACAGGTTGAAACTCATTTGGAACAGTTATCTGGCACCAATAATCAGGTTTTGCCATTAGTTGTGGAATTAGATGTTTATTTAAAAACTCCCATTCTTTATTATCTTCTATAAAACCCTCAGCACAACTTCCCCACCTTTGAGGTAATATTTGTACTTCATATTCGTCCAACTCTATTAATGCTTTTACAAAATCTCTAGATCTTGCTCCATAACCACTATAAGTATCTATTGGACAACTAATTACAAATGTATTTTTCATATTAATATATTAATTTGTGATTTAAAACTTTTTTATTACTATCAGTGTCGCTAGAAAATGTAAATTTAGATTTTGGTTTAAAGTTTTTTAATGTTTCTTCAAAACCCTCTGTTATTCTTTCAGCCATAATTTCAGATGTAAATCCAGCCTCTTTACTTAAAGCCCATTTTCTTCCTTTTTCACCAATTGATTTTCTTTTTTTATCTCCCATTTTATACAACTTCATTATTTGCTCAGCAGCATCTTCAAATGAACATCTGTCATCATAAATGTATGGTGTTTTTGGAGATCCTACTAATGATAGATTAGTTGGAAAGACTGGTAGAGCCCATTCACCACATTTTGTGTATGTTTTTCTATGGTTTGATGGGACATCTGGGTTTGGAGTATACCACTTACCACTTTCATCTACGAATCTCATTTGATCTTGCATACCACCTGTTACGTTTGCTATAAATGGAGTACCAGTTAATAGTGCTTCTGTCAATGATAACCCCCATCCTTCTGCAGATGATAATAATATAACACCATCAGCATTATTATATAATAAATTCATTTGATCTGTTGTAAATTTTTGGTGAGACATTACAATATTATGATCATTTTCTGGGAATAAAAAGTTAATTACTGCTGGTAAATCCGTTCCATTTTGGTCAATTGGTTGGGTGTGCATTACCATTTGACATTGATTTCTTTCTTCTGTAGTAAGATTATCTAAAAATAACTTCCAAGCCATTATAGTATCAGGAATACATTTTCTTCTAATATTTCTAGAATTAAATAATAATGAAAATTTAATATCCTTATCTTTTTGAAGATGTGTTGATAATTCTTTTAATTTAGGATCGGTAGATTTTAAAGGAAAAAAGTTTTTTTCATTTAATCCATGAGGGATAAATTTCATTACTTTGTTTTTAGATAATTCACCTAAAACCATTTCATTAATATTTTTTGTTTGTTTAGAAATACCAAACAAAGCATCACATGAATCATAAAATTCTCTATTATACATGGGAGCTGGTAAGTCATCCCAAATATTTAAATATGTAATAGGAATTTGACTTCTAATTTCATTTTCTATTTGAAATAACCATTCAAAATAACGTGGATCTGTAATTAATAAGATAATATCTGGTTTTTCTCTTTTGATAATCATTCTTACTAATTTTTCATCTCCATAACCATCACAAGGATATAGTAAAACTGATGAATCATTTAAATCCATTCGTTTATTTATAGATTCACTTAAATCTTGTATTTTTCCTTTTTCAGGATGTTGAATTGCCCCAGCTATTTGAACCCAATTATATCTATGAGCTGTATGTTCTACTGTTTCCCTTCCTATTTGAGCTACTCCTGAATGGACTCTAATATCATCTGTTAAAAGTAGAATTTTTTTTCTATCTTCTTTTTTAATGTAACCTTCTCTCATTTATAAAACTTTTTTGTTATTTTTTGTTATTTTTCTAAATTTACCTGTGAGTTAATTTTTTTCCTAAAATCTTCGTCTGTTAAGTATAAAAATAAAGATCTATCTGCTAATTTTTGAAAACTAAATTTTCTTTTTACACATTCGATTTTAAAATCATCAAATAAATTACTTTTTACTTTTACACTAGTTAGTGTCATTTCTTTTTGTGCCATAATATTTGTTTTTATTGTTATATTTGTCTATACATATATGCAGATTATAAAGATTTACCAACTGCATTACATAATTCCTTTTTTGTTTTATAAGGACAAAAATTACAATTCCATCTACTTGGATTTGCCTCAAATATAGTATCTTTATATGACCCATCCAAGTTAAATGCTCTATTTATAAATTCATCTAAATTTCTAGTAGCTTTATTAACTTTATTTTTTCCAGAAGCTGGGGTGAATGTTTGGATTCTCTTTTGAGGATATTCACCATCTAAATATACTTTACGTCTAACAATAAAAAATTCAATGTCAATGTTTTCAATTGGTATGTTATATTGCTTACTGAAGAAATATTTGTAAAGTACTAGTTGAAATTGTTTAGACTCATCTTTTTTAGCATACGAACCCCACCCTTTAGTTGATGTTTTTATATCGATTATCTTAAATGTATTTGTTGGTTCATGGTACATTACGATATCTAAGTAACCCATGTATTTTACGCGGTTAAGGCGCATATTAGGCGCGATAACTAGTGGTATTTCACAACCTACTAAATACCATCCTTTTTTATTAAAATGTCCACCTTTATTTTTTTTAAAATTATCTAAAATAGATTTACCATCTTCAAAAAACTCTCTTAATTCTTCTGGTGAGCTAAAATGTTTACCTTTATTTTTTTTATAATCATTAGCATAACATTCTCTTAAGGTATCTTCAAACAACTCTTCAATATCAATTCTATCAGCTTCAGCTCCACTTGTTTCATACATTACATCTAAATAATGTTGTAAAACTTCATGTAAAGCTGTTCCAAAAGTCATATGAATGCTTTGTTCGCTGATTTTATGACCATCTCTATATTGAAGGGCCCATTTTTTAGGACACTGAGTGAACATTGATAGTTGAGAATAAGAAATATTTTTTTCAACTGCAAAATTTAGGGGAGTTGGAGGATTTTCTCTTATTTCCCTTACTATAATTGGTAATTTTTTCTTTCCCAAAATTATTTTTTCCATTTGTTACGTCCCACTAACATACCAATTATCCCATAATTAGCAATATCAATAAACGTATCTTCCATTCCTTCACCTTTAACAAAACTTCTACCATTAGTAAGTAAATTTCTTAATCTTGATATTTTATCAGTTAGTCTAATTGCAAGACCTGTTAATGAAAACTTTTTATCATTTGCATTAGTCAAATCCCCACCTAACGAAATATTTTGTAATCCATAATCCATATGCTTAGCAGCAAACATTTTATACATTTCTTTTTGTATTTGTTTAAATTCCTTTGATAATTCTGGATATTCATGTTCGAATATTTCTACAGGTGTTGAATTTAAATCAGGTGTTGTATTTTGAGTTTTATAATCTATTATCTCTTCACTACTCATTTCTTCGTATTTTTTAATTATATCACTCATTAATTACTTCTTTTGATTGTGAAAAATATTTATCTAATGTAGCTAATCTATCATCAGCATCTACTAACATTATAAGCGCTTCTTCAGCATTTTTATAAAAATCTCCAGTAGAATGGTCACCAATACCTGCTGCATGTTTAGTTAATAATTCTAAACTGAGTAATGCTTTATTTTTATCAGCTTCAGCTGATGATTTTAACATATTATATACTTGTAATATCATATTGTTTTTATAAGTTTTTTAATTTCTTTTTTTTCTAGTCCTATAGAATTAAGTATATCAATTATATTATCTTTCCCTAATATGGGAATATACGAATTTGATTCATGAATTCCTAATTCAAAATAATGAGCTATTATTTTAGATAGCTCTTTAGTATCTTTTTTATTTTGGTTTTTTATATATTTGTTCCAAATTTTTTTATTTGGAAGAGTTTCTTTATAAAAGTTATAAATTCCTTTTTTATCAGTTGGGTGAAATCTTTGTGCTACATTAACCACATCAATATATGATTTATTCATAGATAAAAATCTATGGACCATATAAGAATTCCAACCATCCCAATCTTCTTGAGAAAATTGAGTGGTTGGGCTTTTTTTAACAGTAACTTCGTTTAACCAGTTAAATACAGTCATTCTTAAATTCTTCTTTTAAGTCTGGGTGGAGTGTTGATTCTACTATTTTTCCTGTCTTTGGTTCATAAAATACAGGAATAGGCATTATAGCATCTTCATTACCTCCAGATATAAATTTAGAGACTTTTCTAAGAATATATCCTTGTTGAAAAATTTTATTTCCATTTTCATCTTCAAATCCAGTAGTACTTTTTAGATCTATTTGGGGTTGTTGTACTTGTTCGCTCATTTTGTTTTTTTTATTAATTGTTTATTTATTATTATTATTTTTATAGTTTAATAAGTTGACTTATTAATGCCATACAGTTTATTTCTTTATCAATTCTAAAATTGGACTGATATGTGTATTCATTTATATAATAGGCTACTGTACCTTCTTTACCTAAAGCAAATATATGGGCATGATCATAAAGATATCTATATAATTCTTCAAAATCTTGAACATTTGCATCCGCAATTATTTGTCTAATATCATTAAATCTTGGTTTATCATCAGATAATTCCTTTAATACTTTTCTCATATAACTTGATGATACTAATGTTGTTGTGTCTAAATTTAATGTATTATCTGTTGTAGATACCTGTATAGTATTAAGCATTTTACGAACATCAGGATAATTATTGTTAACTACAATTGCTAAATCATCTACGCGTACTTTAATTTCTTCTTTATCAGTAACTTTCTTTAAATGTTTAACAATATCTAATTTACTAGGGGGTATAACTTTTAATGTTTGACATCTTGATTGTAAAGGATCTATAATACGTTCAATAAAATTACAAGTTAAAATAAAACGTGTAGTTCTGGAGAAAGTTTCAATTACATTTCTTAATGATGCTTGTGCTTGTATAGTTAAAAAATCTGCTTCATCTAATATAACAACCTTAAGTGGTTTAAATGACATTGTACTAGCAAATCCAGATACTTTATCTCTAATTGTTTCAATACCTCTTTCATCAGAAGCATTAATATAAATAAAATCACATTCTATATTCTTAACAATTAATTTTGCTAGTGTTGTTTTTCCAGTTCCTGCAGGTCCGTAAAATATCAAATTTTGAATATCATTTTGATTAATATAGCTTGATATTGATTTTTTAATACTTTCATTACCTACATAATTATCTATGTTTGTAGGACGATATTTTTCTACTAGTAATCCGTGATCTTTCATAACTTTTATTTTATATAATATACAAAAATTTATTTAAATACCCAAACTTAAATACCTTGTCTAAATTCACCATACATACCATAAACTTTAGGTTTATCTTTTGGAATTTCAACTTTAGATGTTTGAATAGCATATAATTTACTATCAAGGGGATCTAACCTATAAGCACCTGTAAATCCTGTTTGGTGGTAAAATGCTTCTAAAGCATCTGTTAAATTAGGAAATACTTCTTTTTTAATATCACCTTGGAGTGACCACCTGTCTCCAGGTGGCACTCTTGTGGCAATCAGTTCATTATGTTCAACTGTTTTCTTTTCCATAATTTACATTTGCATCATTGGTGCAGAAGTTTCTGGGATTGGATCTTTAATTTCAGGATGATCTACTACTACACACTCAGTTAATAAAATAGTTCCTGCTACAGAAGCTGCATTTTCAAGAGCTGTTACTGTTACTTTTGTAGGATCTAAAATTCCTGCTTCTTCCATGTTAACAGTTATACCTTTACTTAAATCATAACCAGCCCAAAAATCATCTTCCCCACCACAAAGATCCATTGCTAGCATTTCGGCACGAGTATTATCATACCCAGCATTAACTAATATTTGATTAAATGGTTTACTACATGCATTTTTAACAATTTTATATCCTATAGAATCAGTTTTTAATCCATTAGAAGCATATAATAATGCAGCTCCTCCTCCAGGTACAATACCTTCTTCTAGTGCCGCTTTTGTTGCATGTAAAGCATCATCTACTCTATCTTTCTTTTCATTCATTTCGGTTTCAGTATAACCCCCAACATGAATAATAGAAACACCACCTATCATTTTTGCTAAACGAGATTGAAGATGTTCTATAATATACGGAGTATCTTCTTTTTCAATTTGAGATTGTAAATTTGCAACATGATCATTTATTTCTTCTGCACTACCTTTACCATCAACAATAGTTGTTTGTTCTTTTGAAATAGTTACAGCACGTGCTTCTCCAAACCAATCATAACTGAATTTGTCAAGTTTCATGCCTTTGTCTTTATCAAATACTACACCTCCTGTTAATTTAGCTATATCTTCTAAAATTAATTTTCTTCTATCACCAAAATCAGGGGCTTTAATTGCTGCAACTTTAAGGATTCCTCTTGCTTTATTAACAATAAGGGTAGCTAATGCTTCCCCCTCAATATCTTCAGCAATTATAAGTAATGATTTATTTGCGCTTGAAACACCCTCTAAAATAGGTAATAAATCTTTAACTTGAGTAAATTTATGATCAGCAATTAAAATATAAGTATCTTCGAGAGTACAATTCATAGTAGAATTATCAGTAACAAAGAAATGAGATTTATATCCTCTATCAAATTGCATACCCTCAACAGTTTCCAAATATGTTTCTCCTGTTTTAGATTCTTCAATATGTACAACTCCGTCTCTACCAACTTTTTCAATAGCTGTTGAAATTAAATTTCCGATTTCAACATCATTATTTGCTGATACCGTTGCGATTTGTTGTAATTGTTCTTCAGATGAGATTTCTTTTGAAATATTTTCTCTAATAATAGTAATAACTTCTTTTACTGCTTTATCAATATCACGTTTTATTTCATTAGCATTTTCTCCATTATTAAGATGATTTAATCCTCCTTTAACTAATTCGCGTGCTAGAAGAGTTGATGTTGTTGTTCCATCACCTGCTTTTTCATTTGTTTTCGTTGCTGCTTGTTTTACAAGCTGGGCTCCTAAATTTTTAACTAAACCATGAACTGTTATATTTTTAGCTACAGTAACACCATCTTTTGTGTGTGTTGGTCTATAGTTATCATCATAACCATTATGGTCAATTAATACATTTCTTCCGTTAGGTCCTAAAGTACACACAACAGCATCAGCCAGAATATTAATTCCTTCCATAACCTCTGCTCTTGCCTCAGGTCCAAACTTTACTTCTTTATTTGTAAATAGTGGCATTTTTTTGTTTTTTTATTTGTTAATTTTAGCTAATATTTGATTTTCTGGTCCTACCCAGTACTCTTCACCATCATAAGGTAATTTTGTAAAACCTTGAGTAGGAAGTACTACTACATCCCCTACTTTACTAATAGTTTTAACAAATTCCCCCATAAGAGTGTTTTGTCCTGGTCCAACAGATATAACTTCACCTGTTTGGTTTTTTTCATTACCCATATCTGGAACAATAATGTTACCGTGTTGAGTTTCTTCTGCCTCTATTGGTTTAACAATAACAGCATTAAATAGTGCTTCTAATTTCATAATCCTTTATAATTTTGTAGTTTTTTTAATTCAATTAATAATTCGTCCCATCTTTTAACATATTCTCTTATGCTTTTATAATGATCTTTTTCATTATTTAGCTTTAATGTAGCTATCTTTTGTAAAGAAGCTCCAAATGAAGAATAATGTCCTAAAGGTTTTTCGTAATCTTTACCTTCACTACCTTTTTCAAGATATTTTTCCTGTGGTGTTACTATCTCATACACTGTATAACAATGTGTGTCTTTCCCTACAAAGTAGGGGTGTAGAATAGGATCTGTGATTTTTGCCATATAACTTTAATTTTTATTTATTTATAACGTCAATATACGAAAAACATATCAATAAACCAACCTAAAGGGCGCTTAAGGTTACTTAATTTTAATTGCTTTTGGTTTTGCTGAGTTAGTTAATGGTATTGAAATTTTCAATAATCCATTATCCATCCCGGCATCTATTTTTGTTAAGTCAAATTTAGGGGCAATTTTATATCCTAAACTAAACGATTTTTTACTCAAACCATGATAAATATATCCGGAGAAATCTTCATCATCCTTAGGTTTTGAATAAGATATCCTTAATACATCAGATTCAATTTCAATTGAAATATCTTCTTTTGTAAGACCAGTACATGCAATCTCGAAGTAAAGTCCTTCTTGATCGTAGTAAATATCTAGTGGATGTGGTTGTTTTGAATTTAATGCAGGAGCGTATGCTTCATCTGCTTTGAAAAAATTTCGATATAAAATATCGAATGGGGTGTGTTCATAAAATAATGTACTCATATCATTTGGTTTTGTGATGTCTTTCGATCATCGATTAATAAAAATAAAACGTGCGCCCTTAGGTCAATTTATTATACGTATGTTAAAATTCAGTTTCTGCTTTCCTTACTATAAAATAATTTGAAGAAATGCCATCTAATGAAAATTCTAAGTGAATTAATCCCATACTACTCAAATATAATTTACCACCCCCCATGTCTTTATTAGCTTGGAGAATGGTTTTAAATGTATCCGAATTGAATGGTAATTTAATGTTTTTTTCTTTAATATCTCCCTGTATTTGATATGTAATTTTATTATTATGTCCTGATTCGTCACCAAATACAAATTCAATTACATCCTCACCATCTAAATTAGTTGATGTAGTTATTAACATATTATCAATTTGAGATAATGCACTTTTTGCTTTAATTATATTATCAATATCCTCAGTAGTCAAATTTATTTCAACAACCCATTCAGGTATTGTTACTTCACCTACTTTGTTAATTAGTAGTGGATCTGATAATGCATAATTTAAATTAAAATTTAAATCTGATATTTTAAGTTTTGTACATATTGCATTATTTTTTTCTAATTCTAAAAGTAAATCTCCATTGCATATATTAACTAAACTTGACAGTTTTTTAGTATCATAAATTGCTAATTTACTATCTTCCAGTTGGAAATCATTACAAGAAACATTCCCTATAACATCTTTTGAAGGAGTCATAAAATCAATATTTATTGAATTATTTTTAATTACCCACTTTACAGATTCATTCTGTCCAAGATAATATTTATTAATTATAGATTGAAGGGTTAGTTTATTTATCATTTTTTAGTATAAGTTTTGTCGTTTATTACTAGTTTATCTACTATTCCGTTGTCCAAATGTACAAAAGCTTCTTCAGGGCGACAAACTATAGGCTCACCATGTATATTAAAGCTAGTATTTAATAAAACCGGGATGTCTGTTATTTGTCTAAAGCAATCTAATAAATTATAAAATTTAATATTTGAATCTTTAGTAACTATTTGTATTCTTGCTGTTTTATCAATGGGGTGAACAACAGCTGGTATTTTATCATACCATTCTTTTCTTGTATCATACAACATAGTCATAAATTCAGCTGTATATCTAGATTTATTAACAATAAATACTTTATCAGCATAACCATCTAACACTACAGGAGCAAAAGGCATATTATCGTTTCTTTGTAATCTATCATTGATTTTTTTATAAGTACCAGGAATACTTGGATCAGCAATTATACTTCTATTACATAATGCTCTAGGACCATGTTCATGTCTCCCATTAAACCACCCTACTATCTTACCTTCTTTTAAATCATAAGCTAATGATGATTCATCATAAGGTCTAATATAATATTTTTCATGGTCATCTTTAACTTCTCCAAAAGCACACCACTTTCCCATATTCGGAAGTAAATTATGTTCTTTTAATTCTTTATCACCATAGGATGTTCCTAAATAAATATCTTTTAATCTAAATGGTTTAAAATCAGGATTTTTTGATTTATGGACTGTTAATGCTGCCCCTAAAGGTAAACCTTCATCTCCCATAGGAGGAGCAATAAAAACTTCATCTACCCATTCTAACTCATTAATTTTTTTGTTTAATTTAACATTTGCAAATACACCACCAGCTAGTGTTAATTTTTTTACCCAAGGATAATTATTATGGCACCAATTTATTAATTCTAACATTTTTTCTTCAAAAACTAATTGACCATTATAAGCTAAATCTTCTGGTTTGTATGAATGGGGGCCATCAGCTAATAGTGGGTTTTTATCTACAAATAATTTATAAAAATCTTCATAGATTTTACGTGAATTTCCTATAGTTCCTAATGGATGTTCAGCATCCGTATTATTTGATGAAGGATCTATAGTAATACATTCATTAAAGGCTTTATATATCCAATCAACATACTCCCCATGAGATGATAATCCAACTATTTTACCCTCATCCTTTAACCTTCTAAATCCTAAAAGTTCAGTAAGCATACAATAATAATGACCTAAAGATTTAGTATTTAAAGAATATTGTTTTACAAGTTCTAAATCCCCATCTTTTCCGTAATAACACCTACCCCAATCTTCATCTCCAGCTCCATCAACAGATATTACTAAAGCATTTTCCTGGAAGCCACTACAATAATATGATAAATTACAATGAGCTTCATGGTGGTTTACTCTTATCCATTTCTCTTCGGGGAATGAGCCTAAGCCCATTCCTTCCCATATTTCTTTACTTACTTTTAAAGGGAAAGTAGTTACTATATAATCTAAATTATCCCAATCCCAATCTTCTTCATACCAGACATTCTGTCCGCATCTCCAAGGATATCTAAATAGATTATCAAAATAATCTTGATAACTTCTAATTCTGTTAAATCTTTCTTCTTCAAAAGCAAATATAGGTTTGCCATCTTTTAAATAAGCCAATCCACAACTATGCATCCCTCCAGTTAAAGCTAGTATCTTCATATTGTTTAAAATTTAAAAAATAATTCTTTGTAAGGGTTTAAATTTAAAGTCCATCCTAAATCATTATAAAACCCTTCTAATTTATTTAATAAAATAGATTCAAATATTTTCTTCCTGTCAGCATGCTGTTCAATAAATAAACGTATCTTTTCAGGTAGGTCATATTCTAAAAATGCTATTGCATCAATTTGATAAGCGTTTGGTTTCAAATAAATCCATTTAATTTTATCACCTTGGGTTATTTGATTATGAGATTTATTTAACCCCCAAAAATTTAATAAATCATTATATCTAATTACAGCTCTAACGGCTGCCGGTGCGCCCTTGGCTACAACTGTAAACATTTCCCCAGCTCTTGCTTTACGTTCAGTGTATTTGTTGAGAGTTTTTACAGATGTTGGGTTACCTAACTCAGTTAATGAAATATCCCCACCTAATATTTCTTTTTTAAATTTTTTAACTCTAGCATCAATTTCATCTTGCTTAGTCCCTTTTAAAACATCTACTAAAGCACTATGAAAAAATCTACCTAATACTGGTGGGAAATTTGCTTTTTTAAATTCGAGACCCTTTACATCAAGTGATTCTTTTACAATACCTTCTTGTTTTGTAATCCACTGAGCATATCTTCTAGTTGCCCTAAAATAAGCTGCTCTAATAACACATTCAGTTTTCATATCTAACCTATGTTTTCCTTTAGCATTAAAACAATCTGATGCTAATGAATCATAAGATTTAGTAACTATGCTTTCATAGTCCATTGCTATAACTTCCAATTTATTATCTTTATCTTCTTCAGACATTTCATCAAAATTGCTATGTCTAAACCTTAATAGGGGTTCTGCATGTATATAAATTGAATCTGTATCTGAGTATGCTACGTAATTAGTATCTTCAGAATCACAAATCCACCATGGAGTATCTTCTAAATGTTTCATTATACTTTTATTTCTTTATTTATTTCTCTATTGGCTGATAGTGCAGATTCTTGTATTATACGCTGTCCACTAAGCGTTATAGCTTCAGATAATATAACATTCCCATAACGGAATGATCCTAAAGCTGTTGCACCATATAACGAGTTAAGTAAAATTTTCATTGTATATTGTTTCATATGAAAGGCAGCACCTAATTCTTTATTATTAGATTTATATGCCTTTTTCATTGCATTTTTATACTTAACCCTTTCATCAAACCATTTTTTTAATATAGTAGATAAAACAGATTCACGATTAGTAGCAAACATTACTCCATTAGCTGATATTGATAGATCATTATTTTCAATGGTTTTGATTAATTTACCAACTGTAATTTTATTTCTGCTTCTTTTAAGATTTTCAATAATTAATTCTTCGGCATAATCTCTGCTTTTTAAATCATTTAAACCCAAACGATTATTTCTATCATCAGCATCTATAATCCTACCAACCATAGTTTCTTTACCAATATTAACAGTCATAATAATTGATGGATATAGTGATGTTAAATCTAAATCAAATACATAATTGTAAATCCCAGCTTTAGGACAAAATAAATAACCACCAGCATAATTTTTCTTTGATAGTGGGTTACGATCTTTAGCAGGTGGAATTATTTTTTTACTTAAAAGATAAGCTGATATAGCTCCATCTTGTGTTTTTGTATTAGCGTATACTTCACTATAATTATGTTTACCCTTATGTGCTAAATTTTTAACTAAAGATAAATATTCTAATTTTTCATCTAATACTTTTAATATTTCAACATCACGAAAATTATATTGAATAAACTTTAAAGGATCATCTTCAAATAGTTTATCTAAATTACCTTCATAATCGATTTTTTTAAGTTTAGCATATTTTTCACCAATTGCATCTAATTTAAATGATGGTTCATCTGCCCAACTAAATTTCTTATGTAAACGCATATAATCTAAAGACTCAACACCTGCTATTTGAATGTATTGGTCTTTAAACCATGGGGTTTCTCTAACATAACCAATAGGAGATAAATAACGAGCAATATCTTGTCCTAAAACATTACACATTCTGTAGTATAAATAAGGAACATCAAAATAATCACTATTCCATCCTACTATTATATCGGGATCAATTTCTCTAAACTTTTCTAAGAATTTTAATAATAATTCTTCTTCAGTAGCACAAGGTATAATTTCTTTAGTTTTAGCTTTAGTTCTTGATAATTTAGATTTAGGGTCTAAAATTAAAATAGCCCACTCATCAACTTGTTTATCGTACCAAGCAATTGAAGTTACTTTTTTAGGTGCTGATTTGATGTAATCCTCAGTAAGAGCATCCCCCATTTCAGTTTCTATATCAAAGAAAAATTCCTTTTGAGTTGTTGATGGTTCATCATTAATACCATATTTTTCAACTAGAAATTTTTGATACGGGGTCATATCATGAAAATGAAGTCTTGAATTGTCAGATTTCCAGTTAGAAATTTTCTTTAAAGACTCACCATTTAAACCTTCATGTGAAGCTTGATTATCATCACACTCAATATAAGCTTGATTAGTCCATTCAATTTTACTGTAACCTGTATCTTCCCAAAGATGAATAATAAAGTTATTACCTTTTATTCTTTGTGCAAAACATTTTTTATACATTTATAACCTATTTTGACCCGAATATAATGAAGGCTTAACCCGTCTCCAAGTTAAGCCTCATTACTTTTAAAAAAATTTATTACTATAAAGTAACGTAATTTACTACTAATGTAATTTTAGCATCAGCTACTAATGCATTTACAGCAACTATTGATCTTACAAATAGTGATTGATCTGCTGCAAAGTATTTAACTGCTCCATCTACAAATGCAAATGCTGTTCCTCCTGTTGCCGGAATGCTGCCTATGCCTTGAACTGCTCCTAATGCTACTGCACCTCCTGCAGCTGCTACAGTTGCTGCCGCGCAAATCTCTGCTCCACCTGAAGTTGAGCCAACTGCTAATGATAAAGTACCTGCGGCTCCTAAATCTACTGCACTTGTAAATACTGCTGATACATCAGTTATTACTGATCCTGCTGGTACGATACTTAAAAATCCAGTATCTACTGTTGCTGTTCCTAATGGTACTGTAAATGCTATTCTTGATGATCTTGCTGTTGTTGCTAGATAAGTTGCCGTCGCATCAAGACGTGTAACTAAATCTCTTTCTGGGTTTGATCCACTTTCGTATTCGAAATCTTTTAATGGGTCAAAATTGTAATTTGTTTCTTCCATGGGTTTGTTGTTTGTTTATATTAATAATTATTGTAAATTGTATACAGTAATACATATAACTTACCCCAGCAAAATTAAATGTTTTTTATCTCACTATCTGTAAAAAATTGCTTTAAATTTGGTCTATAGTAATTAATATTTTTCATTACTTTTTTATCACGTGTTCTATAGACAATATAATATTTACCAACCTTTTCATAGTGACACGGTTCACTTGTTCTTTGGAACGGACTTTAACTGTCGCTTGTGCTTCTTCTTCGTTAATGCAAGCCTTTGACATATTCGAACCTTGTACTTCTTGATAGGCTGGCCATACCTTATCCTTAAGACCATGTAACATAGCACCGTTCCCAAGGGAAACATAAGTAATATCACAAAGAGCATCCAAAACTTCCACGATATCTCCTCTTTCGCAAGCTTCTTTATATTCTTCAAGTTCTTCAAGGATAAAATCGTATACAAACTGCCATTCTTTTTTTTCGGGAATTGTAGGTTCATAATTATTAGGTTTACCCATAGTGGAATTAAATTCCTCTACTTCATTTACAAATGGTACATTATTTTTATTCATAACTTTTATTTATTTAAATATTATGTCCTCCGTTATTAATCTTTAGACTGTCAAAAAATTCTTTTCTTGCTAAATTATCATTTTCTCTAAATACACCTGATGCCTTTGTTGTTACCATAGCAGCTCCTTGATGTTTTACACCTCTACAACTTACACAATTATGTCCTGCAACTATAGTAATAATAACACCTTTATTACCTTCAGTTACTTTATTTACAGCATTATGTATTGCTGATGTGAGTTGTTCTTGAATAGCACCTCTTCTACCAAACAATTCTACAATTCTATTTAATTTAGATAAACCAATTACTTGGCCATTATCTCCAGCTATATAACCAATATGAACTACACCCCCTATTGTTTGGTGGTGATGGGAACACATTGAAGTTAAAGGTATATTACGTTCTATAATAATTCCATCATAGCCATCTGAAGGAAATGATGTTATTGGAGACATTGCAGTGTATCTNCCAGCCCATAAATCGTTTACATATGCTTTAGCTACTCGNCGAGGTGTTTCCATTGAATTTGGATCATTTNTCCAATCACATTTTAAAGCATCTAAAAATTGACCATATGCCTNTTCTGCTTGAATAATCATTTTATCTTTTTCAGACTGTT